CGGCGCGGCCGCAGACGGCAGCGCCGACGCTCGCGGAATTGCAGTTCCCGACCATGGAACTCTATGCCATGCCGGCCGCGACGCCGTCGCTGCTGGAAGATGCGGTGGTCGATCTCGACCAGTGGATTTCGAGCGAAGTCGAAGCGGCATTCGCCGAGCAGGAGGGTGCAGCCTTCGTGAATGGCGATGGCACCAACAAACCCAAGGGCTTTCTCGACTACACGACAGTGGCCGAGGGAAACTGGGCCTGGGGCAAGATCGGCTACACGCTGACCGGCGACACCGGTGAACTGCCGGCCGACGACCCGTCCGATGTCCTCATCGATACGGTCTACGCGTTGAAGGCCGGTTATCGCCAGAACGCCAACTGGGTGATGAACCGCAAGACGCAGGCCTCGATCCGCAAGCTGAAGGACGCTGACGGCAACTACCTGTGGCAGCCTCCGGCAGCCCCTGGCCAGCGTGCCATGCTGATGGGCTTTCCGCTCGTCGAAGCGGAAGACATGCCCGATGCCGGCGCTAATGCAACGCCGATCGCCTTTGGCGACTTTGCCCGCGGCTATCTGATCGTGGATCGCACGGGCGTTCGCGTGTTGCGCGATCCTTACTCCGCCAAGCCCTACGTCCTGTTCTACACGACCAAGCGCGTCGGCGGCGGCGTGCAGGATTTCGACGCGATCAAGTTGCTCAAATTCGGCACTAACTAAGATCTTCTGACCTCCCGATCGACAATGTTAAACGGCGAGCCACCCCCTCTCGCCGATCGCATTGTCGCGGCGGCCCCGGTTCCTCCAGCCGGGGCCGTTTTCTTTTTGAAATCCGAAAACGAGGTGCGCAAATGACGCTTTTCCGAACGGTCGATCCGGCCGTCGAACCGGTGACGCTGACGGCGGTGAAAAGCCATCTGCGCCTATCGCACGACACCGAAGATGAGTTGCTGTCCGGGTTGATCAAGGCGGCACGCGAGGATGTCGAGCGGGTAACCGGCGTTGCGATGATCAGCCAGAGCTGGCGATTGGCCATGGATCGCTGGCCGCGCAGCGGTCGCGTGGTGCTGGCGCGCTATCCGGTGCAGGAAATCCTTTCCGTGACGGTCTTCGGCAGTGAAGGAGAAGCTTCGCTGGTCGATCCGGCGGACTATCAGGTCGACACGCTTTCGCGGCCCGCGCGTATTCATTTCGAACAGCGTCCCGAGCCGATGCGGGCGATGAACGGCATCGAGATCGATTTTTCTGCTGGTTTCGGCGAGGCTGGGACGGACGTGCCGGACCTGTTGAAGCGCGCGGTCATGATGCTGGTTACCCACTGGTACGAGTTTCGCGCCAGCTACGGGGCGGCAGATCAGCCTGTTTCCTATCCGGCAGGCTACGACCGGCTGATTGCCGGCTATCGCGAGCGGAGGCTGTGATGAACGCAACCTTTATCGACCCGGGCCGACTGAGGACCGAGCTGGCGTTGCAGGAATGCGTTGTAACGTCTGATGGTCTGGGCGGGCATGGCGAGACCTGGTCCGAGATTGCCTCTGTCTTTGCTATGGTCGAGCCGGTGGGGGCACAAAGCGTCTTCGGCGCCGGGCAGTCACTGGAGACGGTGACCCATCGTGTCACGATCAGGTGGCGCGACGGCGTGGCAAGCGGCATGCGCTTCGTCAGGCAGGAGCGTGTTTTCGAAATCGTCACCGTTCATGATCCCGACGAGACCGGCCGATATCTGGTCTGCAGGGTACGGGAGGAGGGGCGATGAAAGTGGCGATGGCAATGACGCTCGAAGGCCTTTTGCGTTCCCTGCGCTGGAAGGCGCACGATCTGGCGGAGAACGCCGAACGCCGCTACCGTACGCAACCGCGAGCCCCGTTTACCGGAGAGGATATCCCCGATCGCGCGGCTCGAAGGATGGGGGACCAGGACGATGACCGCACCAGCCGCTGAATTGCAGAAGGCGATTTTTGTCGCGCTCGGCGGCGACCCGGCCCTGACGGTGCTTCTCGGCGGCGGCAAGATCTACGATCATGCTCCGGCCAATATCGCGTTTCCCTACATCACCTTCGGGCGCACAAGCATCTACGACTGGAGCACCGGAACCGAAAGCGGAACCGAGCAGCTTTTTACGCTGCATGTCTGGTCGAAGGCCAAGGGCAAGAAGGAAACGCTCGATGTCATGGAAGCTGCGCGGGCGTGTCTGGACGGCGGTTCCCTTGCGCTCGACGAGCATCACCTTGTGAACATGCGCCTCGAATTTGCCGAGGCGCGATATGACGAGGACCTTTCGGTCCATCACGGTTTGCTGCGCTATCGCGCGGTGACCGAAGAAGCGGCCTGAGTATTCGCGCTCCGGCGCGGCCGCACACTTCCAACAAAAAATCAGGAGACCACCATGGTCGCACAGAAGGGCAAGGACCTTCTTCTCAAGCTCGACTCCAATGGAGCGGACAGTTTCGTCACGGTTGCCGGCCTGAGGTCGAAGCGCATCGCCTTCAACAGCGAGACCGTCGATATCACCGATGCCGACTCTGCCGGGCGCTGGCGGGAATTACTTGCCGGCAGCGGCGTGCAGCGGGCCTCAATCGGCGGCTCGGGGATTTTCAAGGATGCGCAGTCCGACGCGACCATCCGGCAGCGTTTCTTCGCTGGTGAAATCTCCAGCTGGCAGTTTCTGGTCCCGGATTTCGGGACTGTCCAGGGAGCCTTTCAGATCACCTCGCTCGAATATACCGGCAGTCACGACGGTGAAGTCACTTTCGAAATGTCTCTCGAATCCGCGGGGCCGGTCAGCTTCACGGTGATGCCATGACGGTAAACCGAAGGCGCGGCGAGATCGCCGCAGAACTCGACGGCAAGACTTATCGGCTGTGCCTGACGCTTGGTGCACTGGCGGAACTGGAAGCCGCCTATGCGGCTGACGATCTCGGCGCGCTGGTCGAGCGGTTTTCCCGCGGGCGCCTGTCGGCGCTCGACATGATCCGCATCATCGGGGCGGGATTGCGTGGTGCTAGCCACGACATATCGGACGATGACGTCGGTGGCATGCAGGCCGCAAACGGCGCGACAGGCTTTGCATCAATCGTCTCCGACTTGCTGACCACGACATTCGGCACCGCAGAGGGTGAGCCTTCGCCAAACCCTTGAAGGCCGCAGCGGCAGAACAAAGAGAATTCCCGTGGGACCGCGTCATGGCCATGGGTTTCGGCCTGCTGCGGCTTTCTCCAAAGACATTCTGGTCGATGACGCCACGAGAGTTTGAACGCGCGATCAGCGCGCTGTCTCCGAGCAAGGGCGCTGCGCCGCGACGCAGTGATCTTGTGTCACTCATGCGCGCCTTTCCCGACAAATCCTTACAGGAGGAAGCATGGCCGAAGACGTGATCGTCTCGATAAATGCCGACACGACACCCTTCCAGACGGCGCTCGAAAATCTGGAGAAAATGTCGGACCGCTTCGGCACCCAGCTTACGGGAGCGCTGAAAAATGCCGCGATCAACGGCCGGGAACTCGACGATGTTCTGCGCCGCGTCGGGTTGAACCTGGCCGGGATGGCGCTTGAGCAAGGATTGAAGCCGCTTCAATCGCTGGCCGGATCGCTATTTTCCGGACTGCTCGGCGGACTTGGCGGGATTTTGCCCTTCGCCAAGGGCGGTGTTCCCGGTCATGTGGTGCCGTTCGCCAGCGGCGGCGTGGTTTCCATGCCCAGCTATTTTCCGATGGGCCGAAATATCGGTCTAATGGGAGAGGCGGGATCTGAGGCGATCTTGCCGCTGCAGAGATCGGCCGATGGGCGCCTGGGGGTCGCGGCTTCGGGAGGCGGCTCGCCGGTCAATGTCGTGTTCAATGTCACGGCCCAGGACGCAGCCTCCTTCCGCAAATCCGAAGCGCAGATCACCGGCATGCTGGCGCGTGCCGTATCGCGCGGCACAAGAACCTTTTGAGGACGAGCATGACGGAACTTTCCGGTTTTCACGATGTGCGGTTTCCGCTTGCGATCTCCTTCGGTGCGACCGGCGGACCCGAAAGACGCAATGAGATTGTCGCACTGACCTCCGGCCGCGAAAAACGCAATGCCCGGTTCTCGCAGTCACGGCATCACTATGACGCCGGCACCGGTGTAAGGTCGCTGGAAGATCTCCACGACGTGCTGGTTTTCTTCGAAGCCAGACGCGGGTCGCTGCACGCGTTTCGTTTTCGCGACCCCTTCGACATGA